TGGGTTGCTTCTGAGTATCCAAAGGAGCTTAGTCGTGTAAAGACAATGTTTGACTGGAACAAAAGAACAAGAGAGTTTCAATCAAAATGGATAGGTTATGTTGAAAATGAATTTGATCGCAGAGAGTACGGCCACTGGTTTGTTAATAATGGCAGTCCTACTTATGTTACGGGTAGCCATTACATGTACTTACAATGGACGAAAATAGATGTTGGTCTTCCTGACTTTCGTGAGTCTAACAGAATATTTTTTATTTATTATGAGGCATGCAAGGCTGACAACAGGTGCTTTGGAATGATATACCTAAAGAACAGGCGTTCTGGTTTTTCATTTATGAGTAGTGCTGAGATTGTAAATCAGGCTACAATGTCAAAGGATACTCGTTTTGGTATATTGTCAAAGACGGGTGATGACGCAAAAAAGATGTTCACGGACAAGGTTGTTAATATTTCTATTAACTATCCGTTCTTCTTCAAGCCTATACAAGATGGTATGGACCGTCCTAAGACTGAGCTTGCGTATCGTGTGCCTGCTTCAAAGATCACAAAGAAGAGTATGACCCGTGATGATGATGACATCATGGAGGGCTTGAACACTACGATTGACTGGAAAAATACTGCTGATAATAGTTATGACGGTGAGAAGCTTAGGATGCTTGTTCATGACGAGAGTGGTAAGTGGTTGTCTCCAAATAATATTCTAAACAATTGGCGAGTAACTAAGACGTGTCTTAGGCTTGGTAGTAGGATTATTGGTAAGTGTATGATGGGGTCAACGTCAAACGCTCTTGACAAAGGTGGTAACAACTTTAAAAAATTGTACGAAGATTCTAATCCTGCAAACAGAAACGCAAACGGACAGACTAAGAGTGGTCTGTATAGTTTGTTTATTCCTATGGAGTGGAACTTTGAGGGGTATATAGATGAATACGGTATGCCTGTGTTTAAAACACCTTCTCAGCCTATAAGGGGTATAGATGGTTCGATGATACGTATAGGTGTTATTGATTACTGGGAGAACGAGGTTGCATCATTAAAGTCAGATCCTGACGCCCTTAATGAATTCTATCGTCAGTTTCCACGTACAGAGTCTCATGCCTTTAGGGACGAGAGTAAGAACTCCATTTTTAACCTTACTAAGATATATCAACAGATAGATTATAACGGGTCTTTAATAAAGGACAGGGTGCTTACGCGTGGATATTTTCACTGGAGAGATGGTAAGCAGGATACAGAGGTGATATGGACGCCTGACAGCAAGGGGAAGTTTTTAGTGTCGTGGATACCTCCAGCTCCATTAAGAAATAATGTAATAAAGAGGGGAGATCTTTATCATCCGGGTAATGAACATATAGGTAGCTTTGGTTGTGACCCATACGATATATCTGGTGTTGTCGGTGGTGGTGGTTCTAATGGATCGCTTCATGGTATGACTAAGTTCAATATGGATGACGCTCCTAGTAATGAATTCTTTTTAGAGTATGTTGCTAGGCCTCAGACCGCTGAGATATTCTTTGAGGATGTTTTGATGGCGTGTGTGTTTTATGGCATGCCTGTACTTGCGGAGAACAATAAACCTAGACTGTTATACCATTTTAAAAATAGGGGTTATAGAAACTTTTCTATGAACAGGCCTGATAAAGAAAAGCACAAGCTTTCTAAGACAGAGAAGGAGTTGGGTGGTATACCGAACTCTAGTGAAGACGTAAAACAGTCACATGCGTCAGCAATTGAGACGTATATAGAGAAGCATGTCGGTATAGATCTTGAGGGTGTTTATAGAGATAGTGATGAGATGGGATCTATGTATTTTACGAGGACATTAGAAGATTGGGCGCGTTTTGATATAAATAATAGAACAAAGTTTGACGCCACTATTAGTAGTGGTTTAGCGATTATGGCAAACCAAAGACACCAATATATACAACAAAAGACACAGTCAAAAATAAGTGTTAAATTTGCGAAGTACAATAATTCTGGTTTGAACAGCGAAATATTACGTAAATGATAGAATCTTCACCATTAGTTCCTATAGCAACATTCCCAAATAACATGGCGACCGATGCTGAGAAGGCTAGCCCTGAGTATGGTATACAGATAGGCAAGGCAATTCAGTATGAATGGTTTAAGCGTGACTCGAATAGTTGCAGGTTTTACAACAATTGGATTGAGTTCCATAAGTTGAGATTATATGCAAGAGGCGAGCAGTCTATTGCTAAATACAAGAAGGAGCTTGCTATAGATGGTGACCTTTCTTATTTAAACTTGAACTGGGAGCCAGTTCCAATCATTCCTAAGTTTGTTGATATTGTTGTGAACGGAATGTCTAACAGATTGTTTTCTGTAAAGGCATATGCTCAAGACAGCTTGGCGTCACAACAAAGAAGCAGCTACAAAGAAATGATCGAGGCTGACATGGTTTCTAAGGACTTCTTAGTTCAAGTAAGAGATCAGTTTGGTATTGATGCGTTCAACGTGGATGAGTCTACGATACCTGCTAACGATGAGGAGTTAAACCTTTTCATGCAGTTAAACTACAAGCCGGGTATTGAGATAGCTGAGGAGCAAGCAATTGAAACAATATTTGAGGACAATGAGTACGAGGCAATAAAGAAACAGGTAGATTACGATATAACTGTTTTGGGTATTGGTGCTGCTAAGCATACGTTCAAGCCTGATGAGGGTGTTGTAATTGAATATGTTGACCCAGCAAATCTAATATACTCGTATACTGAGTCTCCAACGTTTGATGATTGTTTTTACTTTGGAGAAGTTAAACAAGTACATATCAATGAGTTGAAGAAGATAGATCCCACTATAACCAAAGAGCAGATAGATGAGATTATAAAAACAAACTCTAGCTGGCAGGGGACTTATAATTCTATTAGGCCTTACACTGATAGCTTGTTTGATAAAGAGGTTGTAAACCTTTTATATTTTAACTACAAGACTGATAAGAAGTTTGTATACAAGAAGAAGTTCTTAGAATCTGGTGGAAGTCGTGTCATTCGTAAGGATGAAAACTTCAATCCTCCAGAGGAGATGCAGGAGTATTTTGAGAGAGTAGAGAAAACTATTGACGTTTGGTATAGTGGTGTAATGGTATTGGGTACAAATTATCTTCTTAAATGGGAGATGATGAAGAACATGGTTCGCCCTAAATCAGCATCACAACGAGTAATGTCTGAATATGTTTGTGTAGCTCCAAGAATGTATAAGGGTGTTATTGAATCATTGGTTAGAAGAATGGTAACGTTTGCTGACCTAATTCAAATAACTCACTTAAAGCTTCAGCAGGTGATTGCTAGAATGGTTCCTGATGGGGTATTCATTGATGCAGATGGTCTGAATGAAGTTGATCTTGGTAACGGTACTAATTACAATCCAGAGGAGGCATTAAAGCTTTACTTCCAAACAGGTAGTGTTATTGGGCGTAGTTATACACAAGATGGCGAGTTTAATAATGGTCGTGTTCCTATTCAAGAGCTTTCTTCAAATAGTGGACAGGCTAAGATTGGAAGTCTTGTTAACTCATACAATCATTACTTAAACATGATTAGAGATGTAACGGGATTGAATGAAGCTCGTGACGGATCTACTCCTGACCCTAACTCTTTGGTTGGTGTTCAAAAGCTTGCTGCGTTAAATTCAAACACTGCGACAAGACACATATTAGAAAGTGGGTTGTTTGTTACTAAGAAGTTAGCTGAGGCTATTTCATATAGAATATCTGACATACTTGAGTACTCTGATATGGCTGAGAGGTTTATCAATCAGATAGGAAGATATAACGTTGATATTCTTGCTGAGATATCAAATCTTTACTTACATGATTTCGGTGTTTATATAGAGGTGTCTCCAGATGAAGAGGAGAAGGCACAGCTTGAGGCTAATATACAAATGGCGTTGAGTCGTGATCAGATCACCCTTGAGGACGCTATTGATATTAGAGAGCTTAGGAATATTAAGCTTGCAAATGAGTTATTAAAAGTTAAGAGAAAGACTAAAGAGCAGATGGACATGCAGCGTGAGCAGCAAAGAATGCAGATGCAGACCGAGTCAAATATTCAATCGTCACAGGCAGCGGCTCAAGCGAAGCAGCAGCAGATACAAATGGATGCACAGTCTAAGATTGCTATTAAGCAGGCTGAGGCACAGTTTGAGGTTGCTAAGTTAGAAGAAGAGGCGCGCATTAAGATGATGTTGATGGATAAGGAGTTCCAGTATCAGATGCAGCTTGCGCAGGTTAACGCTGATGGCAAAAAGTCTGTTGATGAGATGAAGGAAAAGGCTAAGGATAAGCGTATTGATAGACAGAGTTCACAGCAGTCAAAGCTAATAGATCAGCGCAAAAACAACCTGCCACCTATGAACTTTGAGTCTAGTGAAGATAGTTTAGATGGGTTCGATTTAGCTGAATTTGAACCTAGATAAAAAAATGTATTACTTTTGTACCAAAATAGAATATAATTTATGTCAGAATTTAAAGTAAGAGCAGTGGACTTTGAGGAGAAGAGCGTTCAAGAAGTTGAAGAGCAACTCCTAAATGACCATGAAGAAAAAACAGGCGCAGAGCAAGAAATTGAGGCGCAAACAGAAGGTGTTCAAGAAAATGAGGCGTTCAGTGACACTGAACAACCAACTAATGAAACACCTGAGTTAGATGAACAAACCGTTCTGTCTTTTATTAAGAATAGATACGATAGAGAGATTGATACGATTGATCAGTTGTTTGAGGCGCAGCAAACTGAGCCAGAACTTCCAGAAGATGTATCAACATTTCTAAAGTATAAAAAGGAGACGGGTCGTGGCATACAGGACTTTATTAAATTAAATAGAGACTTAGATGGCGAAGACCCGAACAATCTGCTTTTTGAATACTATAAAACAACTCTGATGGATTAGATGATGAAGACATTCAGTTCGACATGCAGGAAAGGTTTTCTTATGATGAAGAGCTTGATGACGAAAAAGAAATCCGTCAAAAAAAGATAGAATTCAAAAAAGAACTAGCGAAGGCTAAGTCTTACTTCGAACAGATGAAAGAACAATACAGAGTTCCTCTTGAGTCAAGAGAAGGCTTTATTCCAGAGTCTGAAAAAGAAGTATACGAGGCATTCAAAAGTCAAGCCCAAACAGCCAAGGAAGCTGAAAAGGCGCAGCAAGAGAGATTTAACTTCTTCAAGCAAAAAACAGAAGAGCTCTTTAACAAAGATTTCAAAGGTTTTGATTTCAATGTAGAAGATCAAAGCATTTCTTTTAAGCCTGGAGATCCAGAATCACTTAAAAAGTCCCACTCGAACCTAAATGATTTCTTCCAAGGATTCTTGGATGAAAATGGTTTCTTGAAGGACCCAGCTGCTTATCATAGGGCGATAGCTGTAGCAATGAATCCAGATGCATTTGCAAGATATTTTTATGAGCAAGGAAAGTCACAAGCAATTGATAATATTAGCAAAGAATCTAAAAATATAGACATGGGTGTTAACAAGGCACCACAAGTTGCAAACAAGTCAGGATTTAAGGTTACAGCCCTTGACAGCGGAGATGGCAGACGTTTAGTAATAAAAAGTAAAAAATAAAAAAAAATAAAAAACAAAAATTATGGCTGGATCTGTACAATCGACTCCGGGTTTCGCATTAACCCCGTCGGCAACTAAGGCAACTTTGCCTTCTAACTACATCACTGATTTCAACTTTTTGAATCAGTATCTTCCTGACACCTACGAGGAAGAGTTTGAGCGTTATGGTAATCGTTCTGTAGCTTCTTTCTTAAGAGCTGTAGGAGCTGAGATGCCTTCTAACTCTGACTTAATCAAGTGGGCTGAACATGGACGTTTACACACACAATACACTGGTATTGCTCCAACTGGAGCTGCTTCTTCAGGTGTTCAAACTTTTGACATCGGAAGTGGAACTTGTGTATTCCGTGTTGGTCAAACTGTTATTTTGTCTTCTGCTACAGAAGCAACAAACGCTAAGACTCAAAAGGGTATCATCACTGCATTACCTGCTGCTGATCAGTTCACTGTAGCTTTCTATGACGCTGCTGCTTCTGCTGGTTTCGGTACTGGTTTAAGTGATATCGTAGCATTCGTTTATGGTTCTGAATTCAAAAAAGGATCTAACGGAATGAGCGGTTCTTTAGAGGCTGAGCCTAACATCTTCGAAAACACTCCTATTATCATCAAAGATAAGTATGAGGTTTCTGGTTCTGACATGGCTCAGATCGGATGGGTTGAGGTTTCTACTGAAAATGGTGCTACTGGTTACTTATGGTACATCAAGTCTGAGCATGAGACTCGTTTACGTTTTGAGGACTACCTTGAGATGTCTATGATCGAAGCTGTTCCTGCTGATGCTACTTCTGCTGCTTCTTCTGCTGCTGGAGACTTAGGTAATAAAGGTTCTGAGGGTATGTTCTATACTATCGAGAACCGTGGTAACGTTTGGGGTGGTGGAAACCCTGATGCTTTGTCTGACTTCGATGCTATCATCGCTCGTCTTGACAAGCAAGGTTCTATCCAAGAGAACGTATTGTTCATCAACCGTCAGTTCTCTTTTGACATTGACGATATGTTGGCTGCTCAAAACAGCTACGGTGCTGGTGGAACTAGCTACGGTTTGTTCGATAATGACGAGCAAATGGCTTTAAACCTTGGATTCTCTGGATTCAAGCGTGGATATGAGTTCTACAAGACTGACTGGAAATACTTAAACGACGCTACATTACGTGGTGGTCTTGCTGCTGATAAAGTAAATGGTGTTTTAGTTCCTGCTGGTTCTATGACTGTTTACGATCAGGTTATGGGTAAGAACGCTCGTCGTCCTTTCTTACATGTTCGTTACAGAGCGTCTGAGACTGAAGATCGTCGTTACAAGACTTGGGTTGTAGGATCTGCTGGTGGTGCTGCTAACAGCGATCTAGACGCAATGCAAGTTCACTTCTTGTCTGAGCGTGCTTTATGCACAATGGGTGCTAACAACTTCTTCTTATTCAAAGACTAATAATTAGAAGTATCTTATAAAGTGTGGGGTTAATAGCCCCACATTTTTTTTTATTATATTTGCAGTGTAAAATTTAATCAAATGAATAACAATGAACTTAAAGATCGTGTGTATTTGCTGAAGTCAAAGAGCACGCCGTTAACGTATGTTTTACCATCTAGACATACAAAAAGACACCCATTACTTTATTTTGATGGGTCAGTAAACAGAGAGCTTAGATATGCAAGAAACCAGAGGTCTCCATTTGTGGATGAGCAGGATGGTAACTTTATTATTGAGCCTATTATTTTTGAAGATGGTGTTTTAAAGGTTCCAAAGACGGATACTGTGTTGCATAAGTTTTTAGAATTGCACCCAGATAACGGAGTAACATTCATTGAGTTTGATCCGGCAAAAGATGCGTCTGATGACCTTAAAGAAATGAACTATGAGGTTGATGCATTGATGGCTGCTCGTGAAATTGGTATTGACAGGTGTGAAGCTATCTTGCGTGATATATATGGTCCACGTGTTGACAAGATGACATCTCAGGAGCTTAGAAGAGATATCATGGTGTTTGCAAGACAAAATCCTTATGAGTTTTTAACTATGATTGATGATTCTTCTATAAGAATTGCTAATTCTGTTGCATCATTCTTTGACATGGGAATTATTGTATTAAAGAATAAAGGCAAGGACGTGTACTTTAACTTGTCTGATAATAAAAAGAAAATGCTTACTATACCTGAGGGGGAGAGCAAAGAAGACGCTTGTATTGAGTACTTCAAGACGAACGAAGGCATGGAGGTATATAAATCACTGGAATCAGAGTTATGACAATACAATGACAATGCGTATTAATTTATGTATTATTATTGTATCAGCTTTGTATTTATAATGTTTTGACAAAAGAAGGGCTTACTAACAAGTAGCCCTTTTTTTGTTATCTTTGTAACACTATGCCAAGCGTAATAGATAATGTAAGAAACACGGTTATGTATGTCCTTAATAAGGACAACAACGGATACCTTACTCCAGATGAGTTCAATACATTTGCACGTATATCACAGATAGACTTATTAGAAGATCTGTTAAAAGATTATAACGACTCTTTAACAAAGAGAAATGCCAGAACTAGAAACAGCGGAATTGCTGATCTTCCAAAGAACATTGATGAAGCTATAAGTATATTTATGAAGAATGCGTCTTTAACGTATTCTGGTGGATATTTCTTGTCTCCTTCAGACATGAATTCTATAATAACTATGGAGTATTCTGGAAGACAAATCGAAAAGGTGTCTGCACACAAAGCTTCAATGCTTAACGCATCAAATTATACTGCACCAACAACGTACACACCAATGTACGTTTCGACAGAGTCTGGTTATGAGGTGTTCCCAAATACAATAATAAGCGGAGTGTCTGCATACTACTTGAGAAATCCGTTGGTTCCAAACTGGACGTACTATGTTGACCCTGTCAATCAAGCGCCACTGTTTGATGACTCAAGCGCTGACTATCAGGACTTTGAGTTTACTCCAGAGTTTGAGCCTGAGTTGGCTATGCGTATATTGAAGTATGCTGGTATAAATATTAGAGAAACTGAGCTCGTTAATATTGTTAATAACGAGGAATTAAAGGATATGCAAAATAATAGATAATGTCACAGCAAGATTATTATTCAGACAGTACAAGAT